ACTACGCCACCTCGGGGGGTACCCCGCCCCCCGGGGGGGAGGGGTCATCATGCCCGGCCCCTGCCGGTAGGGGTGTCTACGCAGGTAGACGCTACGCCCGCCGCACTGGTGGACGTTGGTGGACGTTGCCCGGGCATCTGGTGGACGTTGGGCCTCGTCGAGAACACTGACAGGGCCAACGTTCATAGGACGTTGGTGGACGTTGGTGGACGTTTTTAGAGGTAGATGGGAAGGAGTGTCAGAACTACGCACACACATATAAAGATAGGCGCACGTCCACCACGTCCACCAAGCCGACGAAACGACCGTTTGATGCTGGATGAATGGTCTGGTGGACGTGTGTTTTAGACGTCCACCAACGTCCACCACGTCCACCACGCGCGCGTCAGACATGGAGCGGCACCACCTGCCCGGACCGTTGGAGGTCGAGCGCAAGGAGCCGGTACTGCGAGCGACCCGCCGAGAGATGAGGCCCGGTCAGGGTGACCCGCCCGACACCCGGCAGCGTCCAGACTCGGTCGCGCATCCTCCGAAGCCCGAGCCCGAGCCTCGTCGCCCGGGCCTTGTCGCTGCCGTCCCCGGTCGCCCAGGTCAGCAGACCGGCGTCGTCGGCGATGGTCAACAGTTCGCCCGAGGACACGTTCTGCCCCTGGCATCGCGTCCACCACAGGCCGACCAGCTCAGCCCACTCGCTGCCCTCCCGATCGGACTCGCGAAAGAGCGCGTCCCGGTCGCCCAGGAACCCCGGGACCTGCGCCACCTGTAGGCACCCACCCACGACCTCGGAGAACCGCTCGAAGGAGCCCAGCCGGGACCCGTCGTAGGGCCTCCCTGCGGCCATCCAAGCGCGGATGATGCTCAGGGCGGCCGACACCAGCAGCCCCCGGTGCTCGCGCGTCCACGCGCGAATATCGGGCATCCTGAACCCGCTGCGCTCCCCGGGCCGATCGGTGGCCGGGTTCAGGCGGATGCGGCAGACCCGCCGGGCCATGTCGGTCGACAGGGTCGCGTTGTTTGACGTGAGGGCGAAGACTGACAGGGCCGGCACGGTCAGCTCGGCGATGCGGCCCAAGTCACGGTCAGTCCACGCGGGGTAGGCTGTGAGGATGCCTTCAAGCGTGGAGTCGGCAACCGCCCCTGACACGTTGTCGAGCAGGATCATCGGCCGGCCCGAGGACAGGGCCGAGAGGAGCGCCTTCCGCCGCTCCTCCTCTTGCCGAGCAAACGGCGTTGGGGGCGGCGCCGCGCCGAGGGCGACGGTCCCAGCCAGCTCGGCGAGCAGGGACTTACCCGAGCCCGGCGTCGGGGCCTCGATCAAGAACCCGGGGCAGGGCCCGGCGATGAGCCGCCGCAGGAACGGGGTCAGCACCAGAGCGAGGGCATGAGCCCGATCCGAGTCGCTGGCCCACGGGAAGTCGCCGAGCCAGTGATCGAGCAGGAGCCGGGCCGCTTCGGGCGCGGGCCCCTCGACAAGTTGGAGGGGCGCCCCGACGTAGAGCACCCGGGCCGAGTCGGAGTAGCCGGGCCGATCGACGATCCGGCCCTGCGCGTCGACGACTGGGCCCGCGACGAGGCCCTCCAGCACGGGCAGGCGCTCGTCGGGCTGGCTGAGCAGCACGTCGACCACGGCCTGCGGCGGACGGTCGGCGTCGACCTCGACGAACGGGCTCGCCGTGGCCTCGCCAGCGTGCGCCCGCCTGGTCTTGATCCAGTCCGCGGCCCCCGCGAGGTGCCCGAGCAGAGCGTTCGCCGTGACCGAGACGATCCGCGGGCCCTGCTCGGTCTGGTGGACCTCGACGAGGGCACCGCCGCGCCGGTAAAGCCGCGGGGTGGGTCGGTTGGCCCGGTCCAGGGCGCGCCACGCGTCCGCGACGACCTCCCGGAGCTGTCGACCGGTGACGAGGATGCGAGGGCGCCGCGGGGCCTCCTGCTCGAACGGCGGGGGCTCCTCTGGCAGCGGCGCGTCGTCGTCGTCGCGAGAGGGCGGCGCCTTCCAGTCGATGCTCTTTGGATGCCCCTGCCCGACCGCGACCATCTGCCGCACCGCGCGCTCGGCGTCGGCCCGGTCCTTGCCAGCCGCGCAGGCAGCGTCGATCAGCGCGAGCACGACGGCATCCTGCTCGAATGTCGGCCAGTGGTGCAGGTACATCCCGACCTTGTGCGCGGCCGCGACGATCGCCGGATGCCGCCCGCCGACCGGCGCCGACAGGATGCGCTCGGCCTGATCGGACAGAACCCGCGCGAGGTACTTCGCCTGCCGGTCGTCCGACGGGGCCGAGGGAAGGAGAGGCAGAGAGGGCGGCGAGACCGGCGCGGGCGCGAGCAGGAGATCGAGCAGCCAGCCGGGCGCGGGCTCGGGCGCCTGGCGCTGGATCCACTCGTAGCGGCCCCCGGAGACGTGGCCCGAAGGCGCTGCGACGACGTACCCGCCGGTCGCCCGCACATCGAGGCCGGTCTTCGCCCCGCCGATCTTGAGCCGCGCCCGGTTCCGCAGCTCGGTGGCGCGATCGTCCATCGCAAAGAACAAGTGCTGCCCGCCCGATCCGGTCCGAGCCCGCAGCGCGGACAGGGCCCCGTGCGCAGCCTCCAGACGCGCGAGGTCGGCGGCGCCGTCGACGTCGTCGCCCGTGTCCACGTCGAGGACCCAGACGCCCGAAGGCGCGCCAGTGGCCACGCCGAGGTGCGCGTCGGGCCATCGCTCCCACCACCCGTCGATCACGACCGGGTCACGGCTGGCGCCCTTGACGCCGTCTTCAAGGCGAGGGTGCTTGCCCGGGCTCGGGCAGTCGGCGCCGCGAGAGCAGGTGCAGGACCCGTCCAGCGATAACGAGTGCAGGGGCAGGACGGACCAGCCGCGATCGGCATACTGCCGGGCGGCCCGATGGAGAGGGTTCGGCATCATTCGGCTGCTCTACGGGCGGACAGGTCTCGGATGGCCGCTGCGACGGTCCGCCGGGCCGCCACCGCGTCGAGGAGGGCGCTCGCCTCTCCCTTGGAGATCGTGTCGAGGTCGCGGCGGATGCGCCACGCGCGGAGGGCGGCGATCTGACGCTCGGTAGCGGCCTGCGACTTCCATTCGGCGTCGACCCGCCCGAAGCGCAGCCCACGGGCGCGCAGCGCAGTCTCGGTCGCGAGGCAGGCGGCCTCGCGGGTCGGTGCGCGTCCGAGCTGCTCGGCGTCGCCACGGCGGACGAGCCACGCCGACCAGTCGGGCCCGGTCTGGCGGACGAGGCCCGTCGCCTGCGCCCCGTCCTCGCCGCGGGCGCCGACCGTCCAGACGTCCGAGTAGTGGTACCAGCCGGCTGCGTCCCGCACCTTGGATCCGGGCAGCAGGAGCACCTCGTAATCGGCGACGCGCGCGATCCGCAGGCCGTCCCGGTCGACGTTATCCTCGGGCCGGGCCGCGCGCGGCCGCATGAGATCGCCAGGGCCGTGCAAGGCCCGGTCCCCGGACTCGTACCACATCACCCAGTAAAGCGGGCCCTCGACGACGGCCTCGACGATGCCCTGCCCGAAAGGCTGGGTCCGGTGCTCGACGAGGTCGCCCTCGACGAAGGTCCGCGCGGCCTTGTCGGCCGTCGCAGCAGTCGGCGAGAGGTCGGCGATCGAGGACAGGTCGAGGTCGCAGCCGTTGTCGACGAAGTCGAGCAGGAGCGCCTCGGACTTGCCGGGGTACAAGCGCAGCCCCCGTCCGACCATCTGCACGAAGACGACGCGGGACTTGGTCGGCCGGGCCTTGAGCAAGATCGAGGCCCGCGGCGCGTCGAAGCCCTCGAACAGCAGATCGCGCGAGACGAGGCCCAAGGTGCGCCCCGCGAGGTAGTCGCCGACGATGCGCTTCCGGTCGGCGCGCGGCATGTCGCCCCAGACCGCGGCGAAGTCATGGCCCCGCCGCTGGAAGGTCTCGGCCAGGTGCTGCGCGTGCTCGACACTGGCAGCGAAGACCAGGGCCGGACGGGCGCCCCCCTCGCGCTCGTAGTAGTCGACGATCAGCGAGTTGCGCGCCTCGACGTCGACCAAGCGCGCGAGGTCGTCCTCGACGTAGTCGCCAGACTTGCCGACGCGGCACTCGGAGATGTCGAGCTGGGTCTCGACGCGGATCCCGCGGACAGGGACGAGGTCGCCCGCCGCGATCGCGTCTCCGATCCCGTGCTCGTAGACCACGGCCTGAAAGACGTCGCCCAGGCCGGTTGTCGAGCCGCCCTCGGCCGACCGAAACGGGGTCGCGGTCATGCCGAGGTGCTTCCACTTTGGGACCAGCTCGGCCACGCGCTCGTAGATCGCCCGGTAGGTAGGCGCCGGCGCGTGATGGCACTCGTCAGTGATGACGAGGTGCGGGCCCCGGAGTTGAGCAAGCCGGCCGCGCAGGGACTGCACCGACGCGACGACGATGTCGGCGAGGATCTCGTTCCTGGCGGCCCAGACCACGCCGACCGAGTGCGGCCCCGGGATGGCCTTGATGCGCTCGTAAAGGTCGATCACCAGCTCCTCGCGATGAACGAGGACAAGGACAGGGCCTCGGGCGGCAGCCAAGCGCGCCCAGGCCGCGAGCAGTGTGCCCTTGCCCGTGCCCGTCGCCGCGGAGACGATCACGGCCTGGAGGCCCTGCCGGAACGCGGCGCGGGCCGCGTCGGTCGCGGAGAGCTGCCAAGCGCGAGGACGCTGGCCGGGGGCGAGGGGGATCATCGGCGCCCCCTCGGCCGCCAGTCCGGCAGGCGGCGCATGATGGTCTCGCCGAGCCCATTGTCGCCGTACCGCCACACGAGGATCTCGGTCCCGACGGTATCCGAGGCCCGGTTATGGACGCCGTCCGGGCCCTCCCACCGCGGCCGGATCGGGGTGCGGTAGGAGTAGTGGGGCGGGTCGGGCTCAAGGAGGTGCGCGACCGCCGTCTCACGGAGGATCACGGCGAGGATGTGCGCGCCCGTCCGGTGCTGGATGCGGCGCAGGTCGGCGATGTGCTGCTTGTACCCGCTGAACGGCGGGTTCGTGATGATCGCGTCGTACCAACCCTCGATGCCGGTGGCGAGGTCGGCAAGGGTCAGGACGGACAGCAGGCCGGCCGCGGGGTCCGGGTCGTTCTCCTTGACCCCGGCGCGGGGCCAGACCTCTCGGGCGGCCCGCGTGATCGCGCCGCCCCCGGCGCAGGGCTCAAGGATGTTGCGCGGCGCGTCGTCGAGGTGCTCGTCGACGATGCGGCAGAGCGCCAGGGCGAGGGCGTGGGGGGTGTAGTAGCGGTCCGATGCGTCGCGGCTCATGCGTCCCCCACCGGGCGCTGATCGCGCCGCGCCACCTCGCCCCACGCCCGGGCCAGGGCCGCCTCCACCTCGACGTAGGACGCGCCGACCTGCTGTGCGATCGCGGCGATCGCGCGCAGGAGGTACCACGCCACGGCAGGCCCGTGCCCGGCGACAAGCGCCGCGCGGATCGCGGCTTCGATGGGGTCAATCATGCGGCTGCTCCAGTGCATTACAGAGGTCGACGTAGCCGCGGAACTCGCGACCGAGAGTGCGCGCTTCGACAAGGGTCAGACTGCCCGAGCACTTCCCCGTGGCCCAGTCCCGGTATCGGACGCGGATCCGAGACCAGTCGAGCGCCAGCATCACGGGCGGACCCGCGGTGCCCTGGTGGACGCGGAGAAGGACAAGGCCCCGGCCCCCGGCTTTGACCATCGCCTCGAAGGCGTTCGCCTGATGCGCTGGGATCGCACTCAGAGACCAAGGAGGCGACGCGCAGTCCTTCCAGTCCGCGAGGATGGCCTGCCCGAAGGTGCCGCGCAGCACGATCAGGAGGTCGGGCGGTGCCTTGGCAGCGTAGACGGCGACGAAGCGGCCGCCGGGCCCGCGCTTGCCGAGCTGCTTGACCGGCACGGAGAAGCGGTGCCAGGCCAGGAGCCCGAGCTGCTCGCAGCGATCGAGAAGGTCGCCGCAAACGTCTTCCCAGCCGAGGCCCTTCACCGGTCCTCCAGACGAGGCCCCGCATCGGCGGACGGAGCAGCCGATGTCCCCGCCGATGCGGGCCCCGCAGAAGTCCAGTGCGCCTCAAGCTCGGCTGCCAGCTCAGGCGGCACGTCGAGCGCGGCCCGCAGCGCGGCCCAGAGCCGCAGCGAAGGGCGCGTGCGGCCCAGCTCGATGTTCGCAAGCGTCACGCGTGAGATGCCGATCATGTCGGCGATCTCGCGTTGTGAGCGATTGCCCCGAAGGTCGACCAGAGCGCGAGAGAGGTGCGTTTGCATGGCAAACACTTACCCCGGGGCCTTGTCATGCGGTTGTAAAGTGTTTGCGGGCTGGACCTATGACAACGGTTTGCGCGATAAACACATGTCGACCCAAGGAGGCACCGTGCCCTATCACCCGCACATGCCGTTTCACGAGTACGCCGCGATCAAGGCGCTGAACTGGTCCACGATCAAGCATCCGACTGCACTCGCGCAGCGGGCGGCCCTGTCGGGGGGCTCCGACTCCGATCCGCTCTACTCGGCGCTCCACTGCGCCCTGCTGGAGCCCGGCGAGTTCGAGGCCCGCTACACCGTCTCGGAGGGTCGGCGGACGGCCGCGGCCAAGGCTGCCGCGGGCGATCGCATCCTCCTGACGGAGCGCGACGACCTCGCGATCCGTGCCGTCGTCGAGGCCGTTCGATCGCATCCGGCCGCGGGCCCGCTGCTCGCCGACTGCCAGGGCCGCGCCGAGGTCACGCTGGAGTGGACCGAGCGCATCGCCGGGCAGGTCTGGCCGATGAAGGGGCGCCTCGATGCGCTGATCGTGGACGGCGACACTGCGACGGTCGTCGACCTCAAGGCCGTTCCCCGCGTGAGCCCGCGGCACGTCGCCGTCGAGATCGCGCGTCGGGGGTACCACGGCCAGCTCGCCCACTACGCCGCGGGCGTCCGGGCAGTCTGGCCCGACATCCGCACGGTCCGGGCGATGATCATCGCTTACGAAGCCCGAGCGCCCTACGACGTCGGAGTGTTCGAGCTGCCGGCCGACGAGGCCCTCTACGCCGGGGAGGTCTACCGGGCCGAGCGTCTCTGCTGCTACGCATCGGCGGCCCTGTCCGGCCGCTGGGACGGCGCGTGCCCTGAGCCGGTGCAGGTTGTTCTTCCGCGCTGGGCGCCGGGGCTTGCCACGGACGACGCGGGCGCCGACTACGACGAGGAGGTGTGAGATGCGGATCGAAGACGTGGACTGGGACAGCACGATCGGGGCCTACATGAAGGCCGTCGACATCCCCGATGGTGGGGTCACACTGACAATCGCGGGCGTCGAGCCCGTCGAGGTGAGGGACAACAAGGCGCGGCGGGATGACGCGCTCAAGCAGGCCTGGGCCGTTCACTGGCGCGAGGCCGGCTGGAAGCCCTGGTTGCTGAACACGACGAGCAAGAAGACCTTGCGGGCCCTTTGCGGCGAGCGCATTGGGGACGCAATCGGCCGGGCGATCACGCTCTATCACGACCCGACTGTGAGCCTCGGATCGGCCAAAGTCGGCGGGATCCGCATTGCGGGCGCGCCGTGGCTCGACCGGGACCTCACGATCACGATCCAGCCGAACCCCCGCAAGCGGCCCGAGACGGTCGTTCTGCGGCGGACGCGCGGCCGGCCGGCGCCTGAGCCCGAGCGCACGCCGGATGTCTCGATCGAGGACTGGGCCCAGGCGAAGGGCTACCCGCTCGCGGCAGTCGAGGCCGCGCTCGCGGGGGGTGGCAAGCCGTCGGTCGGAAAGGTGCCGGCCCGCGCTCGGGCGAAGGCGATCGAGTGGCTGGAGGGCGAGGGGAAGGGCCTCGTCGCCGATGCGATCAACGTTCTGAACAGCAACCTCGGAGAGTGACATGGACACCAACGACATCCGAAACTTGATCCTGCGCGTCAAGGCCCGCGCCTACGACGTGCTGCTCGACGAACTCGACGAGATTATCATGCGGGCCGAGATCCCGACCGAGCCCGAGGTCCTCACTGCCCCGGCGCCCGCCACCGAGCCCGAGGAGGTCGTCGTGGTGCCGGCGCCGACTCCGATCGCCGCCCCCTCGCGCCGCCGCAGATACCCCGGAGCGGTCACGACGACGCCCGAGCCGATCCTGCCCCAGCCCGAGCCGATCTCGCTGGTCGCCGACGACGAGGCGCCGTTCTGATGCCCTACGACCCCTGGACCGCTAACGAGCTGCGCCGCGCCTGCGAGATCGCCGCAGATGCGTCCCTGACATGGACTGAGGTAGGCGACGCACTCGTCGACGAGCACTACCCCGCACGCGCGCCCAAAGCCCTCGGAGCGCGGCTGCTCGCGGCTGGCGCTCCCCGGCGCACGCGCGACGACGGGAAGCTCTGCCGGCCCGACCTCGTCGAGCGCAAGAACCCGCCCCCGGCGCCCACCATCCCCACCACCAAGGCCCCGTCACTGCGCTGCATCGCCTTCGATGTCGCGGGCCCGTGCCGCGTCGTCGTCCACGTTGGACCCGACGGCGTGCGGGTCGACTTCCAGCCGTTCGAGGATTGACCATGCCCGTCTCTCTCTTTGTCTCCGGTCTCGGCGCGTACTCGGGCGCCGTCGACCTCCGCATCCCCGACTGCGCGCTCGTCGCCGGCCCGTCCGAGTCGGGCAAGACCTCGCTGCTGTCGGCCCTGTCTCTGGCCCTCACTGGCTCGACGCCCCACGGCGCGGAGGAGGACGAGGCGATCCACGGCGAGCGCGCGACGGTCGAGGCCGGCGTGGCAGGAGTGGCCCTTTCCTGGTCTCGCCGCGTCGGGGGCCGCGCCATCGCACGCGTCAACGACACCAACTGTCCGTCCCTGGCAGCGCACCGGGCCGCCGTCGGTCTCGATCCGGTGATCACGCAGGCGATCCTCTGGCCTCTGCGCTGGGTCGACCTCGCGCGCAGCCCGAGGGCCCGCGCGCTGCGCGACCTGCTCGCGTCGGTGCTGCCGGCCGGCGACCTCGCCGCGATCATCGCCGAAAGCGCGGACCTGCGCGCGGATGACCTCATCGACGTGAAGGGCGCCGAGGCCCGGCAGACCGCGGCCAATCGCGCCCGCGACGAGGCCCGTGGCGCGCTGGCCCAGGCCGAGCGGATGCCCGTCCCCGACGAAGCCGCGCCGCCGAACCCGGCGCACGTCGAGGCCGCGCGTGCGCTCCTCGCCGACATCGACGCGTGCCGCCGCTACGACGACGCGATCGAGCGGCACACGCTACTCGCGGCGCGGCACTCCGAGCGCGCAGAGCGCATCCGTCAGTGGCACTCGCGCGCCGCCGTGGCCCCGCCCGGCCGGACCGCGCGGAACGCCCTCGCCGATGCCCGCCGCGAGGTCGAGGCCCTGCTGTCTGAGCTGGCCCTGTCCCCTCAGCCGGCGCGCCCGCCTGCCCACGTCGAGGACCACTGCCCGACCTGCGGGCAGTCGCTGCCCGACGCCGCGGCCGCGGCAGAGCGCCACGCCGCGAACGTCGCTAGCTACGATGCAGCGGTGCAGGCCCGCGCCGAGATCCAGGCCCGCATCAACGAAGCGACCGATCGCGCGGCCCAGCTCCAAGGCCCCGCCGACGACGAGGCCGCGGCCGAGATTGCCGCCCAGTCGAACGGCCCTTGCCCGTCTCCACTGCCCGACCCTGGACCGGTGCCCGAGGCCCCCGCCGGGGCTCGGCCCGACTTCGCGCGCGAGGCCGGCGCCCGCGCCTACCTCGACCGCGCCCAACAGGCCGAGGGCGCCGCAGGCCGCCGCGCCGCTGCCATCCGAGCGATGGAGACCGCGGTCATTGCCGCCCGCGCTTCGGTGGACACGGCCGAGGCCGAGGCCGCCCGCGTGGCGCAGCTCGTCGTCGCGGTGCGAGGCGCGCCCGCCGAGCTGGTCCGCCGCGGCCGCGTGGCGCTCGACGAGGCCCTCGCCGGGTCCGGCGTCGGCGTGGTGCTCGCGGAGCCCGGGGAGAGCGGCGACGAGGTGCGCGTCACGATCGACGGGCGGCCCTGGTGGATCGCCTCGACGGGCCGGCAAGTCGCGGCCGATGCTGCGCTGCGAGCTGCGATCCGGTCCCTCGCGGCGGCCCGCTACCCCGGGGGCCCGATCGGGTACGACGAGGTGCCCGTCGTCATTGACCGGGCCCAGGACTGGTCGGGTGAATGGCCCTCGATCGCGGCGCCCTGGTGGCGACTGGAGACGCGTGCCGGGGCTCTGGTTGTCAGGAAGGTGTGATGCACTAACTTTCATGCGTTTACGCCTTGCACGCATGACAGGTGCAGCATAGACTCTGAGTGTCCGGGGGCGATGGAGTCCTCGGCGCTCTGGAGCCGCTACCATGACCTCGATCGACATCCGCGCCCTCGTCGACGCCCTCTCCGCTCACGGCGCCGGCACCCTCCATTGCGGCGGTGACGAAATGACCGTCACCTACGACGCCGACTACATTGGGGGCGACCCCAACCGCGGCTTCACCCCCGACACTCAGGCGCGGTTTGACGCGATCACGGTTCTGCTCAGTGGGCTGCGCGAGGTGGACAGCGGGCTCCTCGAGGGTGGCGGCGAGTACATCACGGTCACCATTGACGACGAGGCCTGACATGCCCGCCCGTCACCGCTGGACCCGCGAGCAGATCGAGCTGCTTCGGGCCCTGTCCATGCCCCGCACGCTGCCCTGGACCGAGGTCGCCGCCCGCGTCTCGGCCATCGGTGCCCCCCGCAGCGCGATGAGCTGCATCCTCCTCTGCCGTCGTCTGGAGTCCAAGTGATCGCCCGATACCTGCTCTGCGCCGCCTTCATGGCCCTGTCTGTCGCCTTCTCGCTGTCTGGCCTGCCCGGGTGGCACGCGCTCTGGGCTCCCCTCGCCGTTGCGGCCGTCGCCTCGATCGCGCCCATCCTCGCGGGTGACGCGTGACAGGGCCCGTCGAAGTCCCCTCCCGGTGGCCTGGGGTGGTGTGATGACTTCGCCTCTCCCGCCCGCCGCCCTCTATGTCGACGTCAAGCGCGGCCCGTACCTCGCGCTCGGCCTTGACTGCTGGGGCGTCGAGCGTGACGCCCGCCGCTACCCCGGCCCGGCGCCCGTCATCGCCCACCCTCCCTGCGGTCCCTGGGGGCGCTACGCCCACCGATGCGAGCAGGATGCAACGCTGGCCCTTATTGCAGTGGGGCAGGTTCGCCGGTGGGGTGGTGTGTTGGAGCATCCTGCACACTCCCGCCTCTGGGACGCCGCCGACCTGCCCCGTCCGGGCGAACTGCCCGACGCGCACGGGGGCTACACGATCCACGTTGAGCAGGGGTGGTGGGGTCACGCGGCGCCCAAGCCGACCTGGCTGTACCTCGTGGGGGTGCCCCGTGAAGCGGTGCTGCTGCCCGCGTTTCGCCCCCAGCCCACCGGGCTCGTTGAGAACCTGGCAAAGACGCGCCGCCATCTCACCCCGCCCGACTTCGCCCGCTACCTCGTGTCCCTCGCCTCACTTGCTCACCCGCGGCGCATCGCCGCCCTGGAGATTGCACCGTGAACCCCAACCTCCCTCCCATCCCCGCCCCCTGGCGCTGGACCAAACACGGGCCGTTCGATCTGCTCTACGAGGGCTCGGTGCCCAGACTCGCTCTACAGTGGCGCCTCGGCTCCTGGGAGGTGTCCCACGCCGACGGCACCGTGATCCGCGACGGCGTCCTCACTGAGCGCCTGCCGGCCGTCCTCGCAACCGTGCTGCCCCGACTCCGACTGGAGGTGACCGAATGACCGACAAGCCCAAAGACAAGCCCGTGTATCCTCTGACTCAGGACTCCATCATTCGCGGGCGAGAACTGCTCAATGCGCGCCTGAAAACCAAGGTCGAAAATCAAACCTTCACTCACAATGCTGTCGCTCGGCGTGCAATCTCGGCGCTGGAGATGGGTTGGCCCGGTCATGGCGAATACGAAGCGATCGCCGCCGCCCTCGGCCTCTTGATCATCGAGGAGTTGGCCGAATGACCCCCGACCAGTACCAGCTCGCCGCCTGGCGCTTCGCGCGCCCGTCGGTCCGCGAGGGCGACAAGGCCCAGGACCACGCCCGCTACGGTCTGCTCGCCGAGATCGGCGAGCTTGCCGCCATCTACCAAAAGTCGGTGCGCGACGGCGTGCCCGTGGACCGGGACCGCGTCCGGGCCGAGCTGGGCGATGTGCTCTGGTACGTCGCTGCGTGCGCGACGCTGTCCGACCTCAAGATGTCCGACCTCGGGATGCACGCGCCGCAGCCCGGGCTGTCGATGCTCCAGCTCGTGCAGGCCGCGACCTGGCACTCCCTGACGACGCTGCCCGGCCTCGTCGCCGAGATCGCGGGGCGGCACGGGCTCGGGCTCGCCGAGGTCATGGAGGCGAACGTCGACAAGCTCGCGCGCCGCGCCGCGACGGGCACGATCGGCGGGTCGGGAGAGGACCGGGCCGAGGTCGCGACGATCGTGGCCTACCTGCGCGGCCCGTGCGTCGACGGGGTCATCGAGGAGGCCTGCGTCATCGCCGCCGATCAGATCGAGCGCGGCGAGCACCGTAAGAAGGTGTCGCCGTGAGCCGCCCCGCCGTGCCCTACGCAGCGGTCACACCGGCCGCCCATCGAGCTGCGGCGACGCGTCGCCGGGCCGCGGACCTTGAGGCCGCCCTCGAACGGGCAGAGGCCGACGCGGCCGATGCGCGGCGGGAGCTGCGCGCGGAGCGCATCCGAGAGCGCGCGGCTGTCGTCGCGTGGCTGCGGGCGCAGGTCTCGCAGGCGGCCGGCCCCGGCGACCTCGACCTCGACTGGGCCGCGGACGCCATCGAGGCCGGGCGGCACCGGGAGTCTGCCCCATGACGACCCACCACCTCGGCCCCTGGGGCACGATCGAGCTGCACCAGCGCGTCGACGGCGTGCGCTGGACTCTCCAGTGGTCGCCGCTCTGCGGCGCGAGCGAAGACGTCGTCGTGATCTCGTCGCAGTCGCCCACTGCCGAGGTCGCGATCGAGACGGCGCAGCGCATCGTCGCAACACTGGACGAGGCCCAGTCAGCCGGGTAGCATCTTCACGCGTGGTCTGCGCCGGGCCCCGCATCCGATAGGCCCCCACTCGGAATGGTCCGGGTGGGGGTTCCTACTTTACGGGCCGACGAGCCGCAGCGCGTGCTCCAGCCGATCGCCCGCGTCGTCGCCCGAGAGCGCGCGCACCGCGGCGACGATCTCGACGAGCGCGGAGCGGACCGCGGGCCGAGGGTCAGTTCCCGCCGGTCGGGCGCCGTCGGCGGACGCTGGAGATGGATGCGTCGTCGGAGACAGCACGGGCAAGGACGGCGAGTGCGGACGCGAGATCATGGACCGACTCCTCGATGCGCTGTAGGCGCTGGAGCAGGAGGATGCCGCCGTCGGCCGAGCGCGCGAGAAGCGGCGAGAGGTCCTCGGCGGGGGTGACGTTGCGGCGCGAGCGGATGTGCTCGGCGAGCCAAGCAGTGACCGCCGACCCGAGCCCGACGCCGAGCAGCGTCCACGGGTCCGACGTCGGAGCCGGGGCCGGGGCTGGCGCTGCGTCCTGCGCGAGCGCGGCGGCGAGGGCAAAGGCGAGGATCATCGCTCCTCCAACGCGTCGGCGGACATGGCCACGCCGGCCAGGGCCAGCTCGGCGCGGGTCACGCTCTGGTAGGCCGTCACCAGCTCGCCCGAGCGCATCGCCGCGACCGCGATCCCGGTGATGTGCCCGGCGCGGGCATCGCGCAGGCACCGCTCCAAAAGCGCGACGACGTCGGCGTCGGCGTCGGGCGGGGGTGCGATTGCGCGGCCCGTCTCGATGATGCGCCGGATCGTGGTCACGACAGCTCCCAGTGCGGCCCATCCGGGAAGCGCACCCAGTCGCCGCCCCACACCAGGGACACGCCCGGATAGCGCCCCTCGGCCTGCATCTCGGCCCACTCCGACTTGATGAGCGGGGCGATCGCCCGGTAGGCGGCCCAGTCCCAGGTCACGGACCCGCCGACGAGGGGGGCCACGTCGACCGCCAGAGACGGAAACTTGTTGTGCTTGGAGCGGGGCCAGCTCAGCCTCGACGCGCCCGACGACACCGCGGCCGCCTGCTCGGCCTCGCCGCGGTGCCCGCACAGGATCGTGAGGTCGGAGGGCAGGTCGGGCCGCGCGATCACGCGCTCGAACAGCTCGCGCAGCGCGGGGTGGACCGTCGCGAGGCGAGCCACGGACCGGGCCCCCCACTGGTAGCGCGGGCCGGTCACTCGCCGTCCGCCTCGTCGGCCGGGGCCGTGCCGTCGCGCTCGGCCCGAAGGGCCTCGTAGACCTGCGCGGCCGACCCGACGAGCATTGAGATCTCCGCCGGGGTCAGGCGGCCGTCGACGAGGGAGACGCCGACGAGGCCGAGGAAGCGGGCGATCTTGCGGCGGGTCGTGCGGCTGAGGCGCTTCACGGGGCACTCAGCGCGTCGTCGAGCGCCGCGACGATCGGCTCGGCCACGGCCTGCGCGGGCGCGGCGAGCAGCTCGGGGGTCTGCCCCGGGCGACGAGCCGCGCGGAACGCATCCACCTCAGCCCGGGTCATACGCACCCGATACTCGACGTGCTCCTCGCCGGAATCGTCGTAAATGCCGTCCTGAATGTCGAAGACAAGCATGGCCTAACTCCAACGCATGATGCGGATTTTGCGCCAGACACAGACGGCATCTTCGACCCAGAACGCCGGTTTGGGCGGCCCGGCCGGGTAGGTCAGGCTGCCCGAAGTCCATGTACTGACGGGCTGCGAGTACCTGCGCGGACCAAGCCCGAAGCCCGACGGGTCCGTTGGGAGCGCCCCGGCGTGCATGTATGTCGTCTGTCCGCCGGGGCCGACAACCATCGCCGCCGAGTAGTTGCCCGAAAAGGCCGTGGTTCCCGACGATACCGCCGTTCCGATGGTAGCGGCGGAGTTGTAATACCTTGGGGCGATTGCGTAGGTGGTTCCGCTGAGCGACCATCGCCCGCCGAAGTTGTGGTTTGCGTTGACGTTGGCGTTCACCGTCGCAGCAGTGGCGAGGATGGTGCCGCCTGAGATGATGCTCGTGAAGCCAAATTCGATCAGGATTGCCAGTGTTTCCGTGTCCAGGACCGCGCCGAGCGTGGCCCAGTCGATGTTCACGAACGCCGCCCGGATGCCGCCCGCCGACCCGGAGAAGATGACGCCGGAGCCGTTGGTTGGGGTCAGGCTGCCAGTCCCGGAGCCGAAGATGGTTTTGAGCGTCAGGAACGCCGCGCCGCCCACGGTAAGGGCCACGTCGCCGCCGGTCGCCGTGACCGCCGTCGCCGTGTCCACGGTCGTGAGGTCGTACTCTACGAGCGTGTTCCAAGCCGGGGCAGGGACAGCCGTGCCGACGGCCACAGAGAGCCCGACCCGCGCCACCTGGCCATCCGCCCCGGTGCCCGTCAGAGTGACGGCGTAGGTCACCCCATCGGCCAGGCCGGACGCGATGGACACGCTGTAGGGACCCGCCCCGGAGCCGGTGACGGTCGCCGTCGGGGGTGACCCGCTGGAGGCCGTGACGGTCGCCGTGACGGTCACAGAGGCCGACCACGACCCGATCGAGGTCGACCCGAGCGACGTCGAGCCCGACGCGAGCGACACCGGTACAGGCGGGATCGGCGCCGTCAGGTCAGGACCGCTCCCACCGCCGCCACCCGCGGCCGCGCCCATCGAGTAGAGACTGGACGGGCGGGGCTTCATCGGGCGACCACGCGAACGTAGACGATGCCCGAGGTGCCGCCCGACTCCTCGAACGTCAGCTCGCACCGCGACAGGGGCGCCGAGAGGCCAGACGGGGCCTCCCAGACGCGGACGTACTGCTCGGAGGGCAGCGGCAGCACCGCGGCGCCCGGGTCAGAGGCCGCCACGCCGTACTCCATCGTAATGCCGCTCGGGATCCAGACGTGGATCTCGCCGTGGAGGACCGGGTCGACGGTCAGCCGGCCGGAAGCGCCGGGGACGAAAGAGCAGGTCCACGGGGCAGCGACGCCCGCCAGGTTCAGATCGGCCATCGGAGCCTCCGAAGGGATGCTATCACGGGACAGACCACGCCGCGAGACGGTAGAGCCAGCGGGCCCCGTCCCACTCTCTGCCGATGCACAGCACCGGCCTGGACGACCAGCCGACCGCCGCGTCGGTCACCCGGCCCACGTCGCCCAGCTCAAGGATCCGATCGGCGGGGCAGCCGTAGGACCGTTGCAGCGGCGAGAAGTTCCGCAGCCGGTGCTGCTCGACTCCGACCTGCTGGGCGGTCTGCACGTCGCGCAGGATGATGCCCTCGATGTCCTCGACCGGGCCACTCCCGCGCGTGGCGAGCTGCCGCGAGCCCAGCGTCGTCGACCGCCCGTACTGGGCACCGGGTAGGGTCCCGGTCGCCGCCTGCCCCTCGTACCGCTCCCTGCTCGCGTCCCACCCGAAGGACACCCGGACCGCGCGGGGCCCGACGAGGTCCTCGGCGCCGACCGCACCGATCGCCTCGCAGTCCTCGCCCTCAACGAGCGCGAAGGTCGGGGCCCCGTCGAGGGCCTCGGGCGCGAGCAGCACCGGGTAGACGCCCGCCGGGCCGCGGGCCAGTGCGACGGGGAGAAGCGGCAGGACAACGTCTTGGAGGTAGGACTGCACCGAGACGCCAGGATCGTCGACGTAGCCCGCGACGTCGTGTCCCAGTGCCCGGCAGACGGCCTCGGTCCGGCCCGCGTCCACCGCCCAGCCCGAGCGGCGCAGGAGGTACCGCAGGAGGTCCCCGGCCGTCGCCATGCCGGACAGGGCCCGGCCCGACGTCCACGCGACGAACAGCTCGTCTTCGACGGCTGCCAGACCGGTAACGTCGATCACCGACAGGCCTCCGAGGGCGCCGTCAAGCTCGGCCCCGTAGCGGCCCTCAACGCCGATCTGAAACTGCTCGGCCACGGCGTAGTCGAGTCCCGAGTCGGCCAGCGCCTCGCGCCACTCCCGCGCGAGGTCGGCCGTCGTGGCCACGTCCACGCCCGACGTCCAAGTGTCGGTCGTCGCGTTGTAGACCTCCACGTCGCTCGCGTCGACCGGATGTCCGGCCACCAGCGCGAGGATCGGACTGCCGCCGCCCGAGGTCGTGATCACCGTCGCCGGGCTGCCGGGGCGCCGCCGATTGTCGTCGACGACGACGTCGCCCGGCCGACCGAAGACGAGCGGGTAGGCGACCCCGTGCGCCTGCTCGGGCGCCGTCGGCCACAGCTCAGCCGAGATCACAGCGGACGGCGACAGGAGCGGGGTCTCCTCCTGCTCGCCGACACCGATCGAGGCCTCGACGACGCCCGGCGCCTCGACGCTGCCCCAGACCAGGCCCCGCAGCGGACCCAGCGCGACCAGCCGGGCCCCGTCGAGCACCTCGCCCTCGGCGTCGACCGGGACCAGGCGCAGGACGCCCGTCATGGTGCGCGGGTCGCAGCCGGCGGCGAGCAGCGTGCGCAGCCGGTCTCCGAGGTCGAAGCGCACCGAGACCTGTTGGTCTGAGGGCGCATCGGGCAGAACGTCGAGCCGCTCCTCAAAGGCGATCGCATCGAGCACGGTCTCGTACCCGGAAAGGTCCGCCGACGCGAGCAGATAGGGCCCGCCGTACCAGTCCACCGACAGGGTCCAGATCCACGACGCGATCACAGCTCCTCCCGAAGCGTCAGCACCGGCACGCGCACCAGCTCAGCCGACAGCTCGTCGCCGAGGATGTGATCGCGGCCGACCTCGCGGGACAGGGCCCCGACCACGATCTGCTCGCGCAGGGACAAGAACTGCACGCCCGAGACCGGATCGACGCGCGGGAGGTACGCGACGGGCAGCCCTTGGACGCGCCGCAAAATGCCCTCCAGCGAGCGGACCTGCCCCCGAAGGGTCCCCGGCGACATCGGCGTGCCCGAGGTCGCGGGGTTGAGGTAGTCCGGATCCGAGCTGGCCGACATGTCGACGCCGTCGGTCCACGCGATGTCGACTGCCCGGGCCGGGGGCGCGGCCCGGTCCAGCCGCGCGACGCCCGAGCGAGAGATCTCGACGTCGTAGCCGAGGTCCAGCCGCTGCGACTGCCCCCAGCTAGGCGGCACGGGCAGGATGTGCGCCGCGCCGAAGATCACCTGCCCGAGCCGAATGTCACCATCCGCCGTGGTCTGGGCGTCCACCGTCAGCCGCAGCCCCTCGCACCGGCCCGGGCTCGGGATGATCCACGCGCCGGACGGGCTCCACAGCGAGCAGTTGCCCGTCGTCGGGACGCCCGTCGGATCCGAGACCACGTCGAACTCCACCCGCGGGCCACCGCCCGTGTTCGTCCACGCGCCCTCGCGGTTGCTGGCCACGCGCATCGCCCGGGTCACGCCCGACCCGAAGTCGACCGTCCAGCCGGCCAGCTCCTGCGCGTCGAAGCGGAGCCCGATCGAGGTCCCGTTGGGCACCACCGAGCGGCCGTACCGCTGGAACGCGACCGAAGTCCGGCCGGCCGCGAGGTCGATCGTCGCGAGCGTCGACCAGACGCCGCCCGAGCGCCGCTCGATGAGCCCCGTCCGCCAGTTGGCCCCGCGCACGACGACCGCGAGGTACCCGGTGAGCAGCTCCCGCTCAACGCCGCCCGGGACCTGAACTGCCAGCCGCTTGATCGTCGCCGTCGCGCTGCGCCACTGCCGGCGCGGCGATCGGTTGCTGCCCGGAAAGATGCGCTGCACCGGGTACGTCGAGGCCGTCGAGCAGGTCCACGTCTCGGTGCGCCGACCCGGGCCGTCCACCGCCGACAGGTACAGGCCGAGTCCGACGTAGGACCGGGCCCCCGGCGCTCCGACCGGCCGGCCCCACAGCTCGTCCGTAGAGGGCGCAAGCGACGCGGACCAGAGCCGCGTCGAGCCCGCGTTGCCGTAGGCGCCCGCCGTCTCGTCGAGCCGGCCGCGCGAGAGCTGGACCGGGCCCCAGGCCGAGGTGACGGTCGTCGCCAGCGCGGGCGCGACCAGGTGCCCCCAGGTGACGTGGGTGTTGTTCGTCGCTGCACCCGAGTCGCTCGCGGTGCCCGACGCGCCCAGCGTCCACGCGCGGACCTCGGCGCCCGCCTGCCCCTGATAGGTCCGGTGCCAGACTCGCACCCGCCCGGATGCCCGGTCGAGCGCCAGCCGGTACTGCCGGGCCTCGTTCGCGAGTGACGTTACATCGCCGAGGTTGGTACCGCCGTTGGTGTCGACCAGCCGGTAGGCCGTCGCGTCGAGGTGGACGCGCACGGTCCGGGTCACGGTCCCATTCGTGACGCGGGCCTCGACCGCGACGAGGGCCGTCGCGCTGGCCCCGTTGGTGATCGACCCGACGCTGAACTCGGCGATCAAGTGCGTCTGAGACAGGAACGACGCCGTCGGCGCGAAGAAGTGCGTCGAGCCGATCCCCGTCGTCGAGAGGGTCAGGAACGGCGCCGTGGACGTGCTAAGCGTCGACGACGAGGTGCCCGTCGCCGTGGTCGTCCAGCCCGACACGTCGTCCGGCCGCTCGATCGGGAGCCAAGTCTGATCCCAGCAGGCCCGGTCCTGGGTGCGGCCCGCGTCGCCGACCGGGGGCATCGTCAACGTCGACCACCCGCCGAGGAACGCTGCGAGGAGAGAGTCCTGCGTCGATGTCGCGGTGTCGACGAGGGGTTGCGCCAGGAGCACGATCCGCCCGAGGGACGGGGCCGCGCTCAGCCGGTAGAGCCGAGAGTCGCCCGTGTCGACCGCCCGCCCGACCGTCGCCGCGTCCGTCGAGACCTCGGTGTTCGCCGGGTTGCGCCCGTACCCCGCCCACGATTGCCCGTAGTCGGCGGACCACGCGACCGTCGTCGGTCTGTTGGTTCCAGCGACCTGCGTGACGAACAGCCAGCCCCCGCCGTAGTCGTCGGCGACGAGGGCCGTGTCGCCGTCGGTGATGTAGTCGGCCGCGTTCCCGCCGTGGCTCGCGGTTGCCGTGGTGACGTTGTCGTCGGCGAACGTGGCCAATGCGCCGAGCCCGTAGCCGTCCGCCTGGGTCAGCGGCGCGAACGCCGAGCCGAGACGCTGGAGCGCGGGAACCCCGTTGCTGCGCAGCCGGAAGACGACGAACTGCCCGCCGAGGACGGCGATGTCGTGGTACCCGCCGTCGCGGCCCGACGAGGCCAGACCGTCACCCGTCGAGATCGAGGTCAACGTCTGGCCCTGGTCGTCCGACGCCCACTGCCGCAGGACGTCGAGACGATCGTAGGTACCGTCGACGAGCAAGCTCCGAAGGTGCGCGACGAGGAGGATCTGCCCCGCCCGGTAGGCCCCTCGGAGCCGCCGCACAGAGCGCCCAGGGGTGCCGCTGCTCGTCGTCGCACCGCCGAGCCGCATGTCGGTCTCAGGCGCAAGGCCCTCGCCGCGCTGCGTCCACGTCGCCCCGCCGTCGGAGGTCTCCCACGACGAGATCGAGTAGCGCGTCGCGGCGCCGAGACCGGTCGTCGGCGAGGCCACGAAGGCGAACAGCACCGCCCGCAGCGAGTCGATCGCCACGACGCACGGGGCATAGGCCGCGCGCCCGGTCGCCGTCGCATCCCAGACCGTGACACGCGTCCACGTCGTCGCAGCGGACAGCCGGTGCCACGCCCAGAGGGTGCCGCCGTCGGTCGGGGTGCTGCCCCCGCAGCCCGCCGCGATCAGGCCGCCGCCGGGCAGCCCCGCGATGTGGCTCGTCTGCACGTTGTTCGTCGTGGCCCAGTTGAGCGCGTCCATCCCGGACACCGTCGCCGGGCCTTCCCACCCGTAGTAGGCGCCCGAGGTCCCCGGCCGCTGCACCAGCGAGCAGTCGCCGAGACCGGGCCCCGCGTGCCCGCCGGTCTGGACCCGGACCTGCACCGTCCCCGTCTGCGAGCCCGTCGCCCGGAGCACCAGCGCCGAGGCCTGCGCCGCGACGGGCTGTCCCGCGACGACACCGGCCTCGTCGTAGGTCGACTCGGCCGACCAGAAGGACGACGCGTCAGCCGCCCAGCCGAAGGGCTCGACGAGGGCCTGGTACTGGGTCCGAGTGATCGCCGCCATCCTACCTCCGACCCGTCGCGGGGGTGCGGCCGCGGACGGCGCGCCCGAAGGCCGACGGGCGCGCGGCCTCCACCGCGAGGTATCGCGCCATCGACGGGAAGGCGACGACGAGCGGCCCGGTCCCGCCGGCAGAGACATCGCCGCGGTTCGCCGCCGCGACCCCGGCCTCACCACCGACGGCGCGGACCCCTCGACGGGTCAGGACCCCTTCCCCGGGCTCGGCCTCGATCAGCCGCCCGTCGTAGGACTGGGCCTCGACGATGCCGCCGGTCGCAAACTTCGGGGGCGGCGCCGACGCGATGAGCGCAACCTGAGCCGCGATCGCCGTGCTCAGGAGCCCGGCCGCGATCGGACCCGCGATCGGCCCAAGCGTCGCCAGCGCGGAGATCACAGCCTGCGCGCCCTGCACCGCCGCCGTCGCGATTGCCGCGCCCTGTTGGATCCGAAACGCGCGCTGCGCCGCCTTCTCGGCCGCCTTCTCGCGCTTCTCCAGTTGGCGCTCCTCGGCCTCGGTGATGTCCTCGCCGAGACGCTCGCGGGCCGCGCGGACCTCCTCGATCTGCCGCTGCGCCCGCTGCGCGGCGAGGTCGCCGATCGCCGCGGCAGCCTGCGCCGCCGCCGAGGTGACGCCGACGACGTCCGCAACCAGCGCAGCCGTCGCCGCCTTTGCCTTCTGCCGCGCTTGATCTGCCTGCGCCGCAGTCTCGGCTTGGACGCCCTGAAGCTCCTGCTCCTTGGCGATCGCGATCTGCGCGTACCGCTGATCGGCCAGCCGCCGCGCCTCCTCTCCCTGCCCGAGCTTGGTGAGGTCGCGTACCTGCTCGTCGACCGCGGCCTTCTCCGCCTGCGCCCTCGCGTCGATCGCCGCGATCTTGTCGGCCTCGGTCCCGGTTAGCCGGGCCTGCTCCTCGATGACCTGCAACGCGAGGCCCTCGACGGCGATCTGCCCTCGCCGCGCCGCCTCTGCCGCCCGGTACTCGGCCGCCGCCCGCTTCGCTGCGGCCGCGGCCTCGTCGGTCGCCGCCGCCGCCTTTCCGGTCGCCGTCGCCTGCTTCTCGGCCGATGACGAGACCTGCCCCTGAACCGCCACCAGCTCGCGGGCTCGATCTGCGTAGTCCGCGGTTCCGATCTCGACCCGCTCCAGCGTCGCCTCGAAACCACCGAGCGCCGCCGAGGACAGGGCCCGGCCCGCAGACTCGGTGACCCCCTCGAAGCCGGAGCGCACCGAGCGCAGCGCATCGCCCACCGAGCCGAGCCCCGCGGCCGCGGCCAGGTCGCCGAGCCCGCCGACGAGCCGGGTCAGGACGTCGGCCACCCGGAAGGCCGAGCGGACAAAGGCGATGCCGAGCTGATCGGCCAGCGCGCGGAAGATGCCTTGCCCGTCTGCTGCCGCGTTGGCCGAGTCCACCAGCGCGAGCCCGAGCTGCACCACCACCAGCGCCGCGCGCTCGACGGTCGGCGCGAGATCGGCGCCGAGGACCTCGACGACCCGCCGACCGACCGTCGCGACAGCGTCGAGCGCCGCGCCCGCGGCCGACAGCGAGGAGACAGCCGACGGCGACAGCCCGCCGAACCCCGCCAGCTCGCGGAAGGGCTCCAGCGCCGGACCGACGGCCGCGGCCTCGCGCACGAGCTTGACGGCGCCGACAGCCGCCGCCCCCAGCCCGACGGCCAGCGCGCCCACGCCCGCGACCGCGAGGCCGATCGGCGAGGACAGGGCCGCGAAGCCGTTACCCAGCTTTCCGATCTGCTCAGCAGGCAGACCCGCCACAGCGCCGAGATCGAGCAGCCCGCGCCGCACCTGCTCGGACGCCGCCGCGGCCGACTTCGCGGCCTTGGCCCCAGCGTCGCCCGCCGACGAGGCCGCCCGGCTGCTCGCCTTGATGGCCTTGTCTAGCTCGCGAACCGCCTTCCGAGCCTCGGCCGCCGTGATGTCCGGGATCGAGGAGAGCTTCTTGCGCAGGTCGTCGACCTGGGCTTGGTACGTCAGCGAGACGACAGCGCCGGCCATGTCACACTCCTACCGGCTGGGCCAGTTTCGCGAGGTCCGCCTGCAAGGTAGCCACTATCTCGGCCCGCCGCTGCTCTGCCGGCTTGCGGACGTAGACGCTCCAGACGTTCTTGCCCGCCTCGGCCGCGGACCGGGCCCCCTCACCGTGGATGCGCCGGAGCTGGCGCCAGCGGAAGTCAAAGATCCGGGCCCGGGCCTCGGGAGTGTCCCCGCGCTGCGACCACTGGAGAGCCTCGCGCTCCAGACTCTCGCGCGTCCGCACAGAGTTGCGGATCTTGTACGCGTAGAAGCCCCAGTTGGACTTGGCGGCGTTCGTGATCGCGACCTCGATCACGTCTTCCTTGATCCGCGTCTGAACCGCGAAAGAACGACGCGACCGGCCCGAGCGCACGGGCCAGACGCGGATCGCCTCGACCTGCCGCTCCTCCAGCTCGGCCGTCACGACGCGCACGAAGTTGGACGCCGCGCCGTCGGCCGTCCGATCCAGCAGCTTCAGCAGCGCCGTCTGGTCGACCACGATCGCGGCTGCGCCCGACTTCTCGGTCGTCTTACCTCTGGGCACGGGCGGCCTCGCGCTGGCGCATCCGGTAGTCAGCCACGACGAGGGCCCGGTCCGCCGGATCGAGCGCCGCCCACCAGCTCAAGGGCTGGCCCCAGTCGCGGCAGACGGCCAGCATTAGCCGTCCGTACCCGCCACCGGGGCCTCGGAGAAACCCTCGGCGGCCACGACCTCGTCCTCGGTGACCCGCGCGCCCAGCCCCCACCAGAACCCCTCTTGCGAGATGCGCGCGGCCTCGTCGAGCCCGAGCGCGTCGCCGAGGTCGTCGAAGACGCGCGACCCGTAGTCAAGGAGCGGATCGGTCAGCCGCCAGGGCCGCGGGCGCGACCGAGTCGGCCAGGCCGCGCCCTCGGGCCACGACAGGGCCAGCACGGCCGCGCCCAGCGCAAGGACGGCGACGGGCTCGCCGCCGACCCGCTGCTGCGCCGAGGCGACTGCGACCTGCGCCGTAGCCCCCAGCTTGCGGAGGGTGACTCGGTGACCGTTCACCTCGACGGTCACCTCAGAGACAGGAGACAGGGCCATGACGTCCTCCTCGACGTGTAGGCAGACTCAGCGTTGAGCGATCAGCGTCACGCCGTCAAGCTCCACCGGGCCCACGATCGCGAGCGTGAGGCTAACCGTGGACGGGTCGCCCTCGCTCACGTCGAAGGCCTGGAGGTAGGCGTCGTCGAAGGTGATGCTGCGGCTCTCGGCGCCGTAGTTGAAGCTGAAGGTGCCATCGACCGTGCGGGCGTCCCCGATGTCGGCAGACGTCGAGACGAAGCCGCTCGTGGTACCCATCGCGAGCCGATAGAAGGCATCGGTCGGCGACGACAGCACGGCGTTGATCGTGATCGTCGGGGCCACGCGCTGCCCGAGCCGCAGCCCGACGAACGCGCCGCGGGACTGCACCTCGGTGACCGTGCGGCCGCCAGGGATCAGGCCCGACACCGAGGTATCGCCCTGCGAGAGCTGGAGGGTCGCGGAGTGACCCGCGTCGTCGGTGATGACGAGCTGCCCGTCGCTGAATGAGGAGGGGATCAGGGACATGCGGACCTCACTGCGCGCCGACGATGAGGATGCGGTAGGACGCGGTGCTCGCGGCCGTCTCGGTCACGACGAAGGTGCCGTTGCTGCCGACCGACACACCGGCCGGGCCAAGGTCCAGCGCGAAGCTCTGCCCGGCGCCGAGGTTCAGGCCCTCGTTAGCCCCGGTGAAGGCCGCCAGCACGTTCGCCGCGCCACCCTCGACCTTGATCGCGCCCGTGAGGCACTGCACCGTGATGGCCTTGACCTCGTCAAGATCGATCGCCTGCCCGAGCATGTCGGTCAGCGAGCCGGCTGCCAGCACGTTGTAGGTGTGAGTCGCGCCCGAGGACAGCGAACGCTCAGCAAAGTAGGCCCGATCGGCCTGCCCGGAGCCGATGCCGTTGGCCGTCCGAGTGTCGACCGAGATCTCGCCCTTCACAGCGCCGGTCTGAGGGGAGTCGGGGGTCAGCTCGGCAAGCGAGCGGATGGAGACGAGGGACGCGAGGGACGTGGCCACGGGGGACTCCTACCAGGGGAGGTGCAGGTCGAAGGCGAGATCGACGAGGACCCAGCCGGCCTCGACGAGAGAGTAATCCGGGGTCCAGCCCCCGACCAGACAGCGGGGGTCCTGTCTCGACTGGAGCGCGCAGCGCACCGCGTAGGCCGCCGCGTGCGCTCGGGCCAGGTGCGCGGGGTGCTCCTCGGCGACGTAGCGGCAGGCGAAAAGCACCCGGGAGCGCATGACCAGCGTTCCGCCAGCCGCCGTGACGACCTCGTCGCCAGCGAAGACCCAGAAGCTGAGATGCGTCGTCGGGACCGGGCCCCGCGCCCGGGTCCAGCCGTCCGACTCCGAGGACCGGTAGCCGGCCGCGTCGAGGCCCTCGATGCGCTGGTACACGCCCTCGATCGCGGCGAGCCACGTCGACTCGCCGAGCGACGCGCCGTCGCCGCGGGCTACCACGTCGGCCGCCCGACCGGCGCCAGCCGCATGACCGGGCCGTGGCCCCGTCGAAGCTCGGCCGCGTCCTCGTCGAACTGGAACCGCAGGTCAGACGCGACCCGGTTCATGTCGAAGTGCAGTTGCCGCTTGCGCTCGGCGAGCGACTCGTCGAGGCCCACCGAGATCGCATCGACGCAGAGCTGGAGCGCCCGCGTCAGGACCCAGTCATAGGACCCGTGGATGCCCCGGATCGTCCACGGGCGCTTGCCGTCGCTCAGGAGTTTCCTGACCAGCTCGTACCACGCCGCATCGATCTGCGGCTGCCAGCCCTCGCCGGTCCCGCGCTCGCCTTGGCTCTGCGGCACGCGATGCCGCAGCTCGGGCAGACGCAGGTACAGGTCGGCCTCCGAGACCGGGTTCAGCGGGACCCAGTCGCAGAGATAGGCCTCGATGCGGACCGGGTAGCTCAGGCCCCCGATCGACAGGGCCCACTCGACGGTCCAGCCCGAGCCGAGAGTCTCGGCGGCAGACGGGGTGACCGTCCCGGTCGCGATCGAGGAGGAAAGCGTAACCGGTGCCGCCGAGACCAGAGCGGAGCCCCCGGGGCGCAGGACGGAGTACGTCCCGCCTGTCGGGGCGACGAGCGCGCCGCCGGCCCCGTAGCGCACCGGGCAGTCGATCGTCTGCGTAGCCCCTCGCTGGAGGAGGTACGGGATCGGCCGCCCGAAGGCGTAGGTGGCGGCGCGAATGGTCACGCGTAAGCCAGGACGATGAACTTCTCGCCGTTGGTCACGGTGAGGACGACGTTGGTCGAGGTGTGAGTGCCCTCGCTGACGACGTAGGCGCCGCCGGTCAGGTCGTAGGGGACGACCACGACGAGCGACGGGGTAACGCCCAGTCCGTGCGCCACGTTCTGCGCCGAGCCGGTGCCGGTCTGCAACGTCGACTTGAACGGGGCCGTCACGCGGGCGGCGCGGCCGCCAGAGAGGACGACCGACCAAGCGCCCGAGATGCGCTGGACGAGGTCGCCGTTCGTGCGGAGGTAGACCGAGCCGTTCGGCTCGGCCTCGGAGGCCGCGCCAGACCCGGCCGTGATCGACGGGGACGAAGTGAGCGCAGTGGTCCCGCTCGGGCGGATGATGACGCCGACGCCGACGAGAGCGCGGCGCAGGACTTCATAGACGGCAGCAGAGGCGACGGGCATCGGACACTCTCCGAGAGAGGGACGAGATCAGGTGCGGGGCGCGAGCTGCGCCTCGATGGAGTCTGCGATCCGGGCCATCCCCGGGGACGCGTGGCCGATGCGGCGATGCGCCTCGGCGAGCTGGAGAGTCTTCGACCGCGTGGCCTGGATCACGCCCGGATGGACGGGGCCCAAAATATCGACGAGGCTGCGGCGGAAGGCGAGGAACCCGTCGTGATCGAAGGTGGCGATCGCCTCGGCGCCGACGACGTCGTAGCGGGTCCAGACGTCGGCGTGATGGTGCCGCGGCTTGCCGCGCCGATCGGGGGCCAGCTCGATCCGCTGGACATACCCGCCGTGCTCGACACCAAAGGCCATCACCTTGACGTCGAGAGGGATCATCATGCGCCGGTTAGTCCGCTGCTCGTACTCGATCGATGCCGCGAGCATCGACCCATCCCGCACGCCCTGAATGCCCGCCTCAAAGCCGACCTTGATCGGCAGATACAGGGCTTCACCGTCGACGAACGTCACCGAAGTGGGGTCGGCGAAGTAGGCGAAGATCGCGGTCTCAGGGAGCGGGGGATACTCGGCCCCGCGCGCGACCTCGGGCAGACCGCCGAGCACCGTCACGGGCGACGATGCAGGACGGGTACCCAGAGGGGCGGCGACAGGGCCAGAGGCAGCAGCGGACTTTCCAGGGATCGGCATGACGTCCTCCTCGACGTGTACCGGGTGGGATCAGATCAGATCAGGTCGCGAACAAAAGCTTGATGCCGCCAGCGTTCTGCCGGATGCTCGCGCCGAGGTGCGTCGAGCCGACGACCTGATCCTCGCTCTTGAGGCTGTCGCGGTTGATCTCGACGCCGTAGAGCGGGGTCCAGAGCAGCACCTGCGTCGCCGGGCTGGGCTCGGGCATGAAGGCATCCCAAGCGAGGGCTTCGGGCCCGAACATGCCGCAGACCGTGTCGCCTGCGCTGGTCGGCAGTTCGCTGGAGGTGTAGACCCAGAGGTTGCCGTTGAGGTATTGCCCCTTGAAGCCCGGGTTCACCGTGTTGAGGTACCCGTCGGTCTCGGCCTGCATCTGCACCCGACCACCGAGCGCGAAGGCGTCCGAGGCGACGTTCGCCCAGTCCTTCGGGCGCAGGACGAGGACGTAGGGGCCGGCGCTGTTGGCGATGCCGAGGGTCTGGTAGGCGCTCAGGATCGAGGCCCAGGTCGCGGTGCCGCCGGACACGCCGCCCGACGCCGAGAAGCTCGGGAACAGGGAGGCGATCAGGGAGACCACGCTCTGCTGCCAAGCGATGGTCTGATCGGTGACGAACTGGACGAAGGCCAGCTCGTCCATCGATTGCAGCGCGCGGGCCATGTCGGAGACCTGACGCGCCATGCCGCGGCGCGCCGGGGTGACGGTCGCGGCCGCCGAGCTGAGGGTCTCGACAGTGAAGTCGCTACCCTGGCTCGTCGCCGTGAACTTGTTGAGGCCCCAGCCGACGTCGACCATCTTGGTCCCGAGGGCGGCGCCGAGACGGGTCGCACCCAAGAACTGCGAGGCGAGGACGGGGTTGGCCAGCAGGCCGCCCCCGCTGCGATCGCCCAGCGTCAGCCCGATGGACCGGGTGATCGCCGCGACGAGGATGTCGGACATCGGGGTAGTGCCAGTACGGATCGGATCGCCCACGGTAGACCTCCAGAAAGCTCGGATGGTGGCCTACGCTGATACCGGAGCGACCCGCGGCCTGGAATGTACCCCGATGCTACCGTGCGCCGAGGAGCTTGGCAAGGTCTGCCATGCTCTTAGCCCCGTTGACGTCCTCGATCTTGGTCTTCACACCCGCCGGCCGGGCCCCCGTGTCGAGACCTGCCGAGCGGGTCTTCGGTGCCGGGGCCTCGTCTTTCGCTGCCGGGATGTAGGCCTGGAGCGTCTTCGGGAGCGTCTCGCGCGCCTTGTCGTCCGCCGAGACCGAGCGCCACCACTCGACCGCCGACTTCGGACGTCCCTGCTCGGGCAGTCGCTGGTAGGCCGTGCGAAGCGCGACGAGGCCATCCTCGTCGAAGCCGAGGTCACGCGCCGCGAGGTGCTCCTGATGCTGCGCCGCAAGGCTGGCAACCTCGCGCGCCGCCGCCGCCTTGACCTCCTCGATCGACTTTGCCGCGCTCTTGCGCTCGGCCTCCACCGCGCTCGCAAGGTCCGCGAGCTGGCGCTTGATCTCGTTCTTCTCGCGCACGACCGCGCGGAACCGGTCGACCGGCACCTTGTTGCCGCTGGGCTCGTCGTCGTCGTCCTCGGTCGTCTGCCGACCGCCCAGCGCCGCCTTGATCTTCTCGATCAGATCGTCACTCATCACCTACCCTCCTCTCTCAGTGAACTCTCTCAGCAGCCGGCCACCGGTCGGAGACCGGACGAACCGCGCGTACCACTCTGGGGCCTCGCGCCGGGCCACGGACAGGGCCCACCGCACACCCGGGTCGCCGCCCCAGAGCTGCCACGCTTGCCAGCCGGGGCCCTGCTCATCCCACGTCGCGCCCTCGCGATCGACGTAGTGGCGCGCGAAGTACCTGAGCATCCGCAAGATCGTGTCGAGGCTCAGGGTGCGCCGGTTGGCCAGGTCGCGCGCCCGGGCCAGACCGACCGCGGTCCCGCCCCGCTGCGACGGGGGCTTGCCCGCGCGCACGTCGAGCCCCCGCTGCGCGGCCCGGGCGACACCAAGCGGCGGACGGATCGGCATTAGTCGAGCATTCCCATCGCCTCGACGACGGCCTCCAGCGCGGCCCGCAGCACGTCCGGGCTCGCGTCGCCGGCCAGCGCATCCTCCAGCGCAGACCGGGCCCCCTCCAGCTCGGCCCGCGCGTCCTCGGCTGCGCCGTCGCCGGCCGCCACGGCCTCGAACTCCTGCTCGACCTCCAAGCCGTAGAGGACCGGGTAGGCCTGCTCAGGCAGTGTCGAGCCGGTCTCGCGATTGATCAGCGCCGAGACCCGCCGCAGGACGAGGCCATCGTGCGCGCGGCAGTCCGGGTAGGTCGCCGCGACGGCCTCGGCCAGCGCCCGCCGCTCGGTCTCCGAGGGCTCGCCGCCCGTCGCGGCCATCGAGACGGGCAGCCCCATCGCCGAGACGAGCTGCTCGGCGTACTGCCGGATCGCGGTGTGCAGGGGCAAGGGGTCGAAGCCCGGGCCGAACTGGTGAAGCATCCCGGGTCGCTCCGGGTCGATGTGCCGCCAGCGCAGCACCGACTCCGGGCCGACCGAGATCCCAGCCTGCATCGTCTCGCTGCGCGTGTCGAGGCCGTCAAGCTCCAGGCCGATCGCGTTCCGCTGAGGCCAGCCCGCATCTCTGACGGCCGCTCCCCAGTGGGTGTAGAGCGCGCAGGTCCGCAGGGTGCCCTCGACGATCTCGATCCCCTCGTAGGGCGCGCGAGGGTCGCCCGAGATCACGATCCGATGGAAGGGCCGGCCGTCGGCGTACCGCCACGGGTAGGCGCGAGCGTCCGCGGCAAGGTCACCGAGGGCCTCGTCGGTGACGTCCTGCTCGCCGCGCAGCACCGCGAAGACCGGCGCATCGAGGTCCGACAGGTCGTAGAGGTCCTCGACCTCGACGAGATCGCGGCCGAGCCGCCGCAGCCGCCGATGCCGGATGACCGTCGGGGCCGTCGGGTCGTCGCTCAGGTACTCCACCGAGAGGTGCTCCGGGGACAGGGCCTCCAGGAACGGGCGCTCGCTCGCGGCCGACCAGCCGATCAGGGTGCCGGCCCAGTTCGCCGCCAGCCGGTAGCGCAGCGCCTCGGCCGAGACCGCCGACATCCGCGTCGGCATCGGCCGCGCCCCGATCCGAGCGTACCGCGCGACCGTCGTCCGGGCCGACGCGTCGCCGAGCGCGAGGGCCAGCTCCTCGGGCAGCCCGAAGACGGCCGGGGGTGTCCGGTACGCCGTGCCCCGCCGCTCGACGTAACTCCGCAGGGGGTTCATGCTCAGGTCGACCGGCCCCAGCTCGCGCGCCCGGTCGCCCATCTCCTGCCGCGTCCGCACTCGGACATCCTCGACGTGCATCCCCTTGAGGATGCGGATGCGGAGCGCGGCCTCCTCGCGGGGGGTGCGCTTCACCGCGGGCTGGTAGCCGTAGCCGAGAACCGAGATCATGGACGCCCCCACATGCAAGGTATCACCGAGCGCGGCCCTCAAGCAACGGGACCGCGATGTACCTCAGCCCATCCAGCCCGTGCTTGTGCGGGTCCGAGGGCGACGTCGAGCCCTGCCACCCGGCGAGGTCCGCGTGCAGGAGCGAGCAGCGCGGCGACACCGTCAGCCGCGGCGGGTCGTCCACCATCAGCCGGTGCAGCATCAGAGAGCCCTCCCAGACCGAGCCTTCGTACTTGCGCGGGGTCGCGATGCGGCGCAGTCCCTCGGGTAGCTGCTCGGTCCAGCCCCGGCGCTCGGTCGGGATGCCCAGCTCGGAGGCCATCGCCTCCAAGAAGGCCCGGTTGCTCATCGCGCCGCCTCGATGGTCGCCGTGGTGCGCCCGGTCGCCGATCCACCGGTCGACGTCGCCGGGCTCCAGGCCAGACCGGGCCAACATGTCCAACACGCCCCGGGCCGCGCCCCGCGGGGTCGTCCGGTCCGTGGACGCGTACTCGTCCAAGACCCAGAGGTGCGCGTGCAGCCCGCGGCGCGCAGACGCGACGAGGATCGCCCGCTGGGTCCCGGGCTTCGGGCCGTGGTCGATGCCGACGCCGACGACCGCGCCCACAGGCGGGGCCTCGTCGCGGACCAAGTGCGGGCCCCACGACGAGAAGTAGGCCGTCTCGCGCCGAGGGGTCCGGCTGCGGCCCATCCGCATGTCCGCCTCCAGCGCCGACAGCCCGGCCTCGTGCTCGGCGATGTCGCGCGCGGTCAGCCAGGGGAGGTCGACGAGGCCCCCACGCGGGGTGACCGCGTCCAAGGTGAGAGGGGTGTGCAGCTCGCCGACATGCGGCAGGGCCGGGTCGTCGACGAGCTTCCAGAGGTACTGCACGTCCGCCGCGGTGCCGAGGGTCGGGGTGAAGCCGACGTACATCCGGCCCCCGCGCCCGAGCAGACGGGGCCACAGCTCGTTGTGGACGGGCTCGGGCAGGGGCTCGTCACTGACGACGACCTCGGCGCGCGGCCCGGCCAAGTTCTCGGCGTCGAACACACCGAGGACCAGCGTCGAGCCAGCGCCCGGCCCGCCGACCACGTCGTAGACCGGCATCCGCTGGCCCCTCACCATGCCCGAGTTGAAGCGGATGCGCGGCCCGAACCAGCTCGGCGGGACCATCGAGAACAGGTACTCCAGCGTCACGCCGAGCTGTTTGTAAGTGTTCCCCACCAGCATGACCGTCCGCTTCCGGCTGGTCTGCCACGGCAGGAGCCCGCCCAACGCCCGGCGCGTGACCTCGGCCAAGGCCACCGACTTGCCGATGCCGTTCGCCCCCCACCAGACCGTGAGCCGATAGGGGCTGTCGAACAGGTCGAGCTGCGGCCTCGTCCAGTGCGCGGGCGCGCGGCCGTGGACCGCGGCCCGGGCGGCAATGGCTGAGGCGTCGATCACGAACGCTCCAGCACCAGCGTCCCATCCGACCGGGCCACCAGCCGCAGCCGCTTCCGCCCGAGCCACTCGGCGACGTAGACCTCAAGGTCGACGTCGACCAGCTCGCGGGCCGACGCTCCGAGCTGCTCGCGCCACTCGGCCGGGGACAGGTCCGCCGGCCCGGGCGCGGGCTTCTCCTCGGCGCGGCGCAGCTCGTGGTACCGGTCGAGACACTTCTGCATCTGGCCCGCGGCCGTGACGTAGGCGGCCGAACCAGGGTCGGCCTCGTCGAGCGTCCGGCGCAGCCGCCTGATCGTCCACGCGATCGACTCGGCCGGCGACAGGGCCAACAGGTCCCGCTCGATTGCATCGGGCGGCGGCGGCTGCGAGGGCGGCATCACGCTCCGCTGGCGGCCCGACGGTAGCGGCTTGACGAGGCCCTCAGCCACCATCATCCGCCGCCAGCGCGCGATCGCATCGTGCGCCCGCCGCCGCTCGCCGCCTTGGAGGTCCGGGGCCAGTCCAGCGATGCACGCGCCTGCCGGATCGGCGGGGTGAGCGAGCAGCCACTCGCGAGCGGCCGCCTCGGTGCAGCGAGGGTCAAAGGGTCGGGGCGACATGATGGAAACCTCCAGAAGCAACATGGGGGGGTTGGGCGTCGAGACTACGCCAC